GATTGATGAGTGCTGGTATGGACGGAAAGTGGGTTGATGTGTCAACAGAGGCGAGAGTGTCGTTCTTTTCCGCTTTCGGGGTAACCCCAGATGAACAAGTCGCGTTGGAAGAATACTATAGGTCGTGGACCCTTAGTCCAACTGTAGTCGTGGTAGGTAGTATTAGTGATGTGGATGGAAGTCCCATGTAGCGGCGTTGATAAATATATCGACAGCCTAGAGAAGATTTATCGAAAAGAAAATTCCCGTAAAGATGACGGGGAAGAGAAACAACAAATTGCGAGTGAAAATTGTAGCGAAGAAGGCTACAAAGAAAAAGAATGAGGTCACAAAGCTCGGATCAGCGCTACGCGCGTTGGGTGGACTTGGGGGTGGAGCAGTGGGCTCCCTCTTCGGAAACCCGGCGACAGGCAGTACTATTGGTACTGGTCTTGGTGCGGCTCTTAGCCGTTGGCTTGGCAGTGGTGATTACCGAGTGTCTAGCAACACAGTGGTACAACAGTCGTTGAAAGGTACTTCTAGTATCCCAAGTATGCATCAAGATGGCCAATCGGTCATTGTGCGTCACAAAGAGTTTGTGACTGAGGTGCGGGGGTACACCTCGTTTCGAGTGCGAGGATCATTCGACATCAATCCAGGACGAGCAGAGACATTCCCGTGGTTAGCGGGTGTGGCGTCGCGGTTCCAGGAGTACAAGATCAGGGGTTTAGTCTGGCATTATGTGCCGAGTAGTGGAACAGCGGTTTCAGGTACTAATCCAGCCCTTGGTACTGTAATGATGCAGACATCCTACCGATCAAATGACCACCCGCCAGTTAACAAGAATGAAGTGTTGAACGAGTATTGGAGCAGTGAATCTGTTCCTAGTGAAGCGTTTTGTCACCCCATTGAATGTGATCCTAAGGAGAATCCTTTTAATATCCAGTATGTTCGTACTGACGCAGTTCCAGAAGGTGACAGCAAGTTGCTGTACGATTTGGGCACCACGCATTTGTGTGTGTCAGGACAACAAACGAATGACGTCGTACTAGGTGACCTTTGGTGCACCTACGAAGTTGAATTGAAGAAACCAATTGTCACCAGTAATGTGACGTCAGTTGCCCGATCCGCAGCTTTGGCGTTTACTGGGACTCTAGACCAGAACTCTTGGTTCAATGGGTCTGTAGTCAATTTTGGCACATTGGATGTCACGGCAAACGTGAAAACAATTTCATTTCCAGCAAGGTTGACTGGCCGCTTTTTGGTTACAGTTACAATCCTCGCGACGACAACGTTCACGGCAGCTGATTTGAGCGGCACACCGGTCACCACAAACTGTAGTCTATTTGCGTTACCCACTGGGCAAACGTATATTAGAACGGTTCTGGGCGGTACGACCCCAACAGTTAATATTGCCACACTGCAGTTTGCAGTGGATATACAAGATTCGTCCAAGACAGCGTCGGTATCGTGTCTCGGATCGTTCACTGGAGCGTCGACCCAATCGATGGTGACGGTCACGCCTTACCTCATGTAAAGAAAAGCGCATTTGAATAAACACGCAAACCTGCTAAGTCCCATTCCGGGCAAACATAGAAAACAAAGCACTAGCACCAGGCGGATGTAGTCGTACGCACCCGAGGTTGGCCCCAAAGACGGAGATCGTTCTCGTGAAGTTTGGTGTGGGAGTGAAGAAAAGAAAAGAAAAATTAGTAGTAGTAGAAGTAGAAGTAGGAAGTAGGAAACCACTTGATCGCACGTAGTGTGATTGTGGATGGCACTGAGGTCATCTACTAGGTTGGAGTCTGAGCGGCAGTCCGCTCGGGGGTAACTCACGAAC